CGTTTTATCCTCTTCAAATTTTTGAATCAGTGCTAACTTTTGAGCGTTTTCATTAGCCAACGCCTGCACCGGGTCAACTAATGCGGCATTTTGCTGTTGTGGCATTACTGCGCTGGCGGCTGATGCCTCGGCAATAGCTCTGGAGTAGTCAGCGGATATTTGAGCACGACGTTGCTGTGACTGTTCGAAAGATATATCACCTGCCGCGAGCTGTCGGTTTAACTGTGATAAATCCAACTTACGTTGCTGCTCGGCCTTGGCGACACTATCAGCATCGATCGCAGCCTTTTTATCAGCCATGCGTTGTTGAATATCAAATATCTGACCGGCTTGTTGTGTGGCCTGCTGGATCTGCTGCTGAGACGCGCCTGAACCTAAGTCCTGAACAGCAGCAAGTTGTGCGGCTTCACGATTGAGTCCTTTTGTCTTTAATTCAGCAACGGCCATTTCATTGCTTAAATCCTGCAATGATTTAACCCGGCGTTTCTCTGCTGCTTCGGCGGCGGTTTCTTCCTTCGTGGCTGCGGCAGTTTCCTTTTTCAGCGCAGCCTGTGCAACTTGCTTATCATAAGCGGCACCAGCCTGTTCGCGGCCAATTCTGACAGTATTGTCATCAGCATTAATAGCTCGAAGTTCTTGCTCTGTTTTTAGTTGTGCGCGCTTACGTAAGTCTGTTTCAGCAAGCAATTCATTTTGTTGGTATAGGTCATCTAAAACCTTCTGTGCTTTTGGGTCTCGTTGAATGGATAAGCTAGTTGAGTTAAACCGCTCTTTGGCCCCACTAGCGACGTTAATTGCTTGTCCTAACTTATTCATCATTCCAGCGACAACGCCCGCTTCCTGACCATCTCTTCTGAGGAGATCTATTCCTTCAAGCAAAGTTCCATTTAATGCAGCTCTGCCGATATTTACAGCGTTTTGTGTCTTATCTACTCTATTTTGTGCAATTGAAAGTTCATTGGCTGCAATCGCAAGCCTGTCTTGAGCACCAGTTAACGCCTCTGCCGCTTGTCGTCCCGTTGTCGTATTTAACCCGTAATCTTTTATTACTTTAGTGTAATTACTGACGCTATAAGCAGCATTGTCATAGGCTTCTTGGGCCACTGCCAATGATTTATTTAATATTGGTATTGATGAATTGAGTTTTGCTATTTCAGCACCAAGCTGAACGTTACTCATCTCTTTCATTTTTCCGACTAAAGCAGATACTCCGTCAGCAAGTTCATTAGCCTCTTTCTTGGCTTCCTGTGCTTTTTGGTAGAAATAGAATATTGCCCCGGCCGCTAATGTAGCTGCTCCAACAGGACCACCGACTAACGACAAAGCACCACGCAACAAGCCACCAGATATAGATGCCGCAGAGGCCGCCGCAGACGCTTGCTTTTGAGCCAAGACGTTAGCAACAAGCGCACGATTATAATTACCAGTAGCAGTTGCTGCCTCAAGGCGAGCAGCCGATAATCTCACTTCGGCTGCTATCGAGTTTGCAGCATTGAATGCACTCGCCTTTTGCATCTGCGCGAGTGTTATCTCCTCAATTGCTCTGACTTTCGCTGACTGAGCCGCAATAAGGTTAGCTGCTGACTGATTAGCTGCGGCCTGTGCTGCAAGATTGTCAGCCAAAGCAGCTTGACGCGCTGATGATGCTTTTTGCACCTGAGCCGCCGATGCTAATGTGAGTGCAGCAACGTAGCGAGAACCGATTATTCCTGCAACAACACCAATAACAGTAGCGATCGATTCAAGGTTTTCACTGAGTGAAATAACTGATGAATTAAATACATTCAATGTTGTATTGACTGAAGATGATTCACCAACAAATTTAGTAATGTTATTAGAAGCAACGGTAAATGCCTGCCCCATAGTGAGAACGGTATTGCCGAACTCTTTGGCGATCGCATCGCTTTGCTTCAGCAGTCCATTAACAACAACGTCGGTTGTTAACTTACCTTCAGCCGCCATAGCGCGTAGCTGACCAACGGTAACGCCGAGTGAATCAGCCAAACCAACGGCCAACCGGCTGCCGTTCTCTGAAATAGAGTTAAACTCTTCCCCGCGCAGCACACCAGAAGCTAATGCTTGTGAAAGCTGGATCATGGTCGAACTGGCTTCTTCGGCCGTTGCGCCGGAAACTACCAACCCCTTGTTAATCGTGGTTGTTAATTTGGCTAGGTCTGCCGTACTGGTTCCCGCACTTCTCGTGGCCCTTTCTAATCGCCCGTATAACGTGGCGGTTGCCTCAAGACCAGCGCGTGTATCCTGAGAAATATCAAATACACGATTAGTTACGGTGAATAAATCTTCATTAGCCCTTACTGCGTTAACCAACTTATTACTTACTGTTACCCATGCATTTCCGTATTCGGCAACCTGCTGGACTGACAACGCGGTTGCTAATGAGGTTGCCACACGACTTAACGAAAACATGGACTTTTCAGCGCGTTCAACTGACTTTGCAGTTGAATCAAATTTCCCTTCCATCTGATCAAGACGACTATTTACCTGTTGCTGTGACGTGATCAGCTTGCCTAATTCCATGTCTACCTGATAGACAATCCCGCCCACATCTTTTCCATCAGACATTCTTCGCTAACCTCGCCTTTTCTTGAGCAATTAAACGTTCCTGGATGCGATCATCTGCATCCATGATTTCATCGTATTCTTCGCGGGTGAATCCTTTATCTTCTGGGTATTTAGCCTTGAGCAGCAACTGAAACTCGGTCATTGTTAACTGTTCGGCTTCGTCGCGGGTCATATTGAAATGAATTCTTGCCGAGTTGATGTAATCCATTGCGTTAAATTCGGAACTGTATTCGTTCTTTCCTTCATTTTTTTGCAGCTTCCTTACTTTTGCTTTACCGATAACTCCGTGTTCAATTAATTCTCTAGCAATAGTAATAACGACTTCTTTTGATACTTTACCTGGGCGATAAACAATGCAATTTCGCCACCCTTTAAACTCACCTATAAGCTCCGTTACTGGCCTATCACAGCAAGCCTCGATAACCCTTATAGCGGCAGAAAGAATGTAATCAGAGCATTGCTTGATAGCATTACGTGGTATTAACGATGCTGGCAGGTTGGCATTTATTGCCGGAGTCAAAACCTGATTTAATTCAGAACCGTTCAACACTGCGTATGTTTCGACAATCTCAGTCGCTGCACCTATTTTTGTCATGTTCTTTAATGATGGACGGAAGAAATAATCCTGCCGCCGCTCTGTGTCAGACAGGAGCATTTCGCCAATATCAAGCATCGGTGTCATAGTTAATCTCGAAATTTAGGCAATAAAAAACCCCGCATTAGCGAGGCTTATAAAGTACGTTTCAACAACATGCGCTTATTGGCAGAGTTCCGCCCATTTAGCATTAAATGATGAAGAACTATCATCTATAAATGCCACCCCATCAATAGAAACATACCGCTTATTCCCAGCAAAAGCCCCTAGGCTATTCTTAGCGTTAACTAACCCACAAACAGATCTGTCCTTTCCAATTCTATCATCAGAAAATTTTGCTGATGATGAATCTTTAAGTTGTGATTTAACAGTATTCTGAGAATTATATACGCTTAGTACCCTTTCGTTTTCTTTCTTTTGTTCATACTTTTTTGCTCTATCTATTAATTCTTTATTTTCTTTTGCAGCATCATATTCCTCACCGAAGATCGGTGTAACTGAGTTAACCCATAAAATACTAAATACGCAGACCAATATGACGCCCACGCATGAAATGGACACTCCAATTTTCTCTAGCCCAGATAAGCAAAGTAAACTTAGTGGGATAATCCACAATAAAGATATTGGCTCTCGAATAGCAAAGTAACATGCCACAAAAAAGACAATTATAGTTACTACTACCAATGCTCTATTCACATCCCTACCCCATCCATAACAGTTCGTTACATGATAGCAGGGGGATGGTGCAAGGCAACGCAAAATGGTAGGAGCTAGAAGTAAGCTTCCTACTTGCAATACTTGCTCTCGGCATCGATGTAGATTTCGTTAAGCCCATAAAACGCTGACAGCATCTTTTCGTTTGCTATTAATGGATATATTGGCTTCAGGTTAACCTTAGAAACCTTGGTCGGGTGATAAACAAATCGAGTGCCAACCTTACTTCCAGTTCGACTTGTTCCTGATGCAATGCCGCATACACTTACAGTTTCACCAGGGTAGACTTTCAAGTCTGATAGTGTAACCGGCTTCTCCCAGTCAAATATTCCCCCGCAAATCTTCATCACGACCTTGTTTGCTTGTGCGCCAAATGCCTGATCTTTCTTTTGCATAAGTTCAGCGCAAGGTTCTCTGCCGTTGAACACAGCGATTTTCTCTACAACTGCGGAAGAAACATCCTCCTTAAGCTTTTTGTCATTTACACCATTACACCCAGCAATAAGTACAGATAAAGCAATCCAAAAGTAGCGCATATCCCTATCCATCAATAATAAAAAATCATGGTATCAGAGGATATAACAAACGCAAAAACCCGCCTGCGCACGGACGCGCCAGAAAGCAAAACTATCATCAAGAGCACCGATAAGATGCTCTTTGTGATAATTACGCAGTAACAGTCAAAGCATATACTGCTGTAAAACTACCGTCTGTCGTGGTCACCGTGAGGTTAGCCACTCCAGCCGTAGCGCCTGATGGTGCAGAGGCGGTTACAGTTGTTCCTGAAATTGCCGCCGTTGCTCTAGCAGGAACAGAAGACACTACAGTGAATGCTTTATTTGTTGCATTGGATGGGGAAATATTCACTGCAAATGTTGTATTTGCACCAGCGGCCACAGTACCAGAAGTGGGAGTTACTGTTACTCCGGTCACAGCGATAGCGACCTCAGAGCCATCAACGAAAGTGACAGAATCCGCATCAGCAACTTTCCACTCACCAGAGTAAGTAGCAAAGTCAGAAGAACCGAAGTCTGAACTCCACGACGTGGTATTGAAGTAACCCTGAATATAGGTGCCATCATCCACGCCGAGGAAATCAAAGCGAACCCATAGACCGGGCTGGCGGCCCGCCTGTACTTCATCGAAAATGTATTTCGACATTTTTACCGGGCCAACTTCCGTAGACTTGGCTCGCTTGCGCCACTCGCCCTCACCTGAAATGGTCAAGTCCATGTTAGTGACCAGGTTCTCTACCAGCCCTTTTGCGTCATCCGCATCGGAAGAAATGGTATTCATCGAGTAGTCGAGACCCTTGGTGGTTAGCGCGCCCATGCGCTGCCAATCTGCTACTTCTGGTAGTGTTTCCGGGCAACCAAACGCCATCCGTAAAACGGCGACGCGACCAACCAGCTTGCCGTAATCATTTTGGCAACCTTGCATATTTTTTACCTCTATTAGTTCGGCTTAGTCGCCGTATTTAATTGCGAATTGAAGTCTGTAGACCAGGCGGCCTTCAGTGGTTGTTACGGGGGATGGGATACTGCCGAGGTTTTCAATATAGCCAATGCAGTCATTCGGATTTGGATTGGCCTGAACGTGCGCGATTATTGCCTGTGCTGCATTATCCGCCGCTTCATCCTCGTTAACCGCGCCAATCACATCAACCAGGACGTAATACTCACTGCCAAGGTCGTTGCGAATTGAACTGCCGCCGTTGGGCCGAAAAACAATAAACTGCTCTGTCAGCTTGCCGGTATCACGCCATTTGAGCATTTGAGTAGCGAAAGCAGTAGTTAACCCAGACTCGACAAAGTAATCGCGAACACGCCGGTGCATTGATGGAGTCATAGCTTCATTTCCTCCATAATCGCCTTTTCAATGGCTTGTTTACTATCCGCGAAACCTTTCGTAAGAAACTCTTTCTCAGCCGTGGCCCTGCGGAATACCTGCTTAACATTCGGGTCGTGAACATACATGGCGTAATTTGCCGAGTACCCCACACGCCCTGTCAGTCTGGTGCCGTTCACGTTGATGTCACGAAACTGAGAATTGATAAGTGTTGATGTATCGATGGGGGTATAGAGTACAGCTTGTGACGCTCCGATAATTAATGCCTTAGTCATCGCCCTGACAGCTTTCCGGCCTTGAATGTCATTAATCAGCCTATTCAGATTAGCTTTAGCCTCTCTGATGCCTTTAACCTTCGCGCCCATGTCAGACTCCCGTGATAATTGCGAAATCGTCCGCAATGCGCTCGAATGTGTCAGCGTAACGAATGATATGCCTTACTTCGTCCGCGCCATCCACCTTGGTCGGGTCAGTCGCTACCGAATCGCCAATCAGGATGTAGTCTCCCCGCTCGGCGTCAGCGTACTCAGTCCAGTGCGTGTTTTTGATAACGAACTCTAAACCAATACCACCTAGCTTTGCGGTAGCATCACCGCCGTAATCGCACATGATCTGAATCGGTGGAAGCCATGCCTGCTTACCGTACTCATCTGGCGGCCCACTCTTCTTCCATAACGTTGCGGTTGCTGTATAACTCCAGCTTGCGGCGCTGCTCATGATAGGTAATCCTCGTACTGGTCTGGGCAATCAGGCTTCTCTTCCTGCTTTTCTTTATCCATCAATTTCCCCTTACCGTCATAAATAGCCCAACCGGATTACCAACAGTGATCGGAAGCACGCTAGTGCATCCAGAAGTATCCATAGCGGCTAATGAGTCACGAAGCTGAGTTAGCCCTGCCTCGCCATATTCAAATGAACGTGACGCTCCTGATGGCGCTGATTGTGACTTAATCTTCCTGGCGCCAGACGAGGCAGCCATTAGCGCTATTGCATACAGCTTAATTAATTGCTGAATACAATCGTCATAGCCTGCCCCGTCTAAGCAAGTATCGATTTTATCCACCTGGCAAATGATCAGATTCAGCACAACGTCCGGGATGGCATAGCCCAGTTCTGCCAGAAGTGATTTAACATCTGCGGGAGTGATCTGGGCTGCCATTGTTATTTCCCTTTTGTAGTTGCTGCTTTCAACGCGGCTTCGGCGGTATTTGCCCGATTGGTTTCGCTGGCCAGTTCATCGTCCTTTGCTTTCAACGCGGCTTCGGCGGCAACGAGTGCCGCTTTAAGTTCGTCAATTTCAGGGGATGGAGTGGCAACCTCAAATTCACGGTTATCAGTAACTAAGCGGACATGAGAAACCAAAGAGGGATGCAGTTTTTGTAGTTCAACCACATCCCCCTCTTTCTGACCAGTAATCCAAGGCCGAGTGATTACGTACTTTTCCATTCCTATCTCCTTAACTCATGTCGGCAGCATAGAACACGCCACCACGACCGTTAACGTCAGCCTTGATTTGAATACCCATCAGCGCCCAGATCATGAAGTCGTAGTTTGCGTTTGGCATCAAGCGCGGCACTGCAACAGTTGATACCGGCGCACCAACTAACGGGCTGATGTATTCGCGATTCTTCACGTAACCGAAGAATTCGTTACCCTTCATTTTGAATGTGGATCGGAAAGCTTTAATGCGGGAGAAGCGCAGGATTTCCTCACGCAGAGTGCCTTCTTTATAGTTACCAGATTGAGACAATGGCGCATCCAGTCGGCGGCGGATCTCTGGGGAAATCCACAACACATCAACAGCATCGATGTAGTTGTCATCCAGAATTTTTGCGAAGTCCTGGTTAAAGAACGCGATGATCTGGTCATTAGTTGCGGTAACCAGATTGATGTTGGCACCTGAAGCACCTAAATCGATTTTCTTGGTGTTACGGTGGTTACGAATACCCTGACCAACATAGCCGCCAGCCTTGGCACGTGAAGAGCCATCCAGCATATAGTCGGCAATATGACTGAACACCTTCACCATCTTGCGAGCCTGAGACTCAACAACTAAATCGATGTTTTCAGACTTGAGTCCAGTCCAGTGACGCCAGTTCACACCGAAACCAGCAGTAAAGGCAGGAACCGGATCGCCATCAGTGTCAAAATCGATATGGTCTTTGTACACAGGCGGCTGGGCATCCATAGAGATGGTTACTTCATCAGAGATATCCTGACCAACGGTGTACAGTTTCGCAGTTTTGCCAGGGTTAATCGGCGTTCCGATTGATTGCAGGTCAGTTAAGAACTCGCGGCCCTGATCATTGTCGCGGATCTGGATGATTTGGTTATCCACTTCCTGCCAGAAGTCACGCGTCAGAATGCCCGCGGCATTTTTAACGTAAGCTTCGCTGTTCTGCATGCCGCTTTGGATCAGACCTTCAGTAATGTTGGCCTGTGCGTTTGCAGCAATGCGGCGTTCTTCTTGCAGCGCTCGGTACTGCGCCATATATGCGGCATTGTTGAAATGCCCATCTGCGTGGTTAAAAACTAACATTCATATCTCCTTAAGCAGCGCGAACGATGACGAGTTCAGCGGAAGCGCCAACGGTAAACTTCTCTTTCGAGTAAGCTACAATGTGATCGGTACCCACAACGCCAATGCGCAGAACACCAGTCGCGTCCACAGCCAAAGGAGTATCGACATTCAATGCAGCAGCAGCTTTCACCAACATTGCAAACGATCGGCCAGTCTCGAAATAGTTGCCCACTCCAATATCACCAATAGCTACAGTTTCGGTAACTCGCTTACCTTGCAGATAATCAACGCCGATAGCATAAAGCTGGATCCCCTCACCCGCGCCAGCAGTGACAAACTTGTCGAACTTGTCATCTGAACCGATAAAAGCCAGGCTGCCCGGCAACACTGTAACCTTCATTTGGCGGTTTTCTGTTTCTGCCGCGCCATCAATGTTAATGCGGTTATATCGAGCCATTTACGCCACCTTCCCCGGAATGTAATCAGCCATATCGTCCTGCGCGTCACCGTGGTTAAACGCACCATTTAGCCCAATAGTTGTTTGGGTTTGAGCAAACAACCCATCTAAAGCCTCACCCACTAGCGTATTAACTGCGGCATCTTCAAGCTTGAATTTAGCCTTCACTGCTGCTCGCTTGGTCGCCAGTTCTTTATCTGCATTGGCTGCTAACTGAGTTTTTAACCCGGCAAGCTCGTCGCTCAAGGGCTTTACCGCTGCATTTACTGCGGCAGTAATGGCATCAGTGTTGACAGTGGTGTCAGCAGGCTTAGCCATCAGTTGGTTGTAGGCATCCAGCAGCTCGGCCTCAGTTTTGCCGTCAGTCGGCTTTCCAGCAGCTTTCAGCGCATTGGTAATCATGTCTTTCATTGGATTTAATTCTCCGTTGGTTTTAACTTCGTCGTACTCGACTTTTTTAATGACTTCGGTTGGTTCGCCAACGAGTTGCGCTGTCTGCGACTCATCGATTAGGTAGGATTGTTTAAACTTTTTTGGGCCATCTTCGTAGATGAAATAATTGGGGTAAATGGACTCAATCCAGCGACGAATATCGAATTCACGGCCAGCATTCAGCACATTGCTAATAGCTTCATAGATTTCACTGTGGGACAGTTGCGAGTTAGTACTGAAATGAAACAGAACCTTGTTAAACCAGCCTTCGCGGGTGCAATCGGTAGAATCAGCCAGGCTCACCGTTTCAATCTGAAGCTCTTCACCAGCAGCATTAACAAAAATCCCCACCCCCTCCCGAGGCGTTCCGGCCGGCGTCTCATGCAATAGAATTGCGCAGTGGTCATAGGCATGGTTACGGGCAATCCAGTTGTATTTTTTACCCTTCGATACTCCCTTTCCTGCTGAACGATTCAGATTCAGCCCGGTTGATACGCCGACTGGCTCAACCTCTTTCCCCGCTTTCATGTCGTCCAGTCGGTTAACGACTTCTTTACCCTTATCCGTAGCTTCGGCATAACGGCGATTAACGCACATATCCATCAGTACGCGATCCCCGTCCTTACGAACGTTACGAGCGAAAGCACCGATGTGATATTCGTTCACAGCCCGCACGTTGCTCGCGCTGACGTATTGGCCCTCAATTTTCGGGTGCCCATACGGCATGGGTTTACCTTCAAGGCTCTGGTAGCCTTTGGAAATCTCGTCTGCCGGGTACAGTCCGCCATTGAGCACGATATCGTCGATAACCGGACAGACGTCCTTCACAACGATGTGCTCAACGCCATCAATGATTTCTGAGGTGATGTTTGAAGCGGAGTTGATGACCGACAGCACGTTTACGCAGATGCGTGACATGCTGTGTCCTCTTTATTGAATTGTTTTATGCAATGCTCTGACGATAGATTTAACCTGGCGAACATTTCCTCGCCCTTGTGATTTAATGACTTTTCGATCACCCACTTGCTTCATTATTGCTTCGACTGAGCCAATCTTAACGTGTGTGCAAGATATGTTGCCTACTCGCTTTGATTCGAAATAAACACCAATCATATTGACCTCTTTTAAGTTGAAATACCTTCCGTCTCTTGCCACTGCTTACGCTCAACAACAAGTCTCTCAATTAAGTTGGGGTTAAGAAGCTTGCCGTTGTCATCGACAATCGCCGGTATCTGGCTGCAATAGCACCGGTATTTATTACCATCAATGCTGTACCACTCCCGCACATCAGCAACAGTACGTAATCGACCATGCCAATAAGCATGGGTCATTCGCGTTGTTGGTTTAAGTGCTGACAGATGCAGCAACATGGTATTCAGCCCAAGACGCTCTTTAGCCCACTCTGTTTCCGCCCATTGAGCCTGACGCAATGCGCCAACTTGCTCAGTCTGAGCAATGTTCTCAGCTTTACCCAGCGATACATCAAGACGCTTGCTGATTATGCTGGCAGTCTCTCGCGGGTTAATTCCTCGGCCTATAGCGTCAGCCAGAACGTTAGCTAAATCAGCGCGAGTGGTATCTGATAGCCCTTTCCAATCGCTGTACACCGGTACGTAGGCCATCTGTATCTGATTAAGGTAAGGTGCGCTAAACAGCAATTGCGATAACGTGGTTTGCGCAGCATATACGGGTGACTGCGCCGCAAGGTTTGTGTAGGCATTTAATGTGCCGCGTTCAAATTCAGACGAGACATATGACATGGCCCAAATATTTTGACTATTCCCCTCAAGCAGATAATCGTCGAGTATCGTCTGCACAATCTCCAGCAGCGCTGCTAATCGCCTTGCGTCCATGTCGTAGATAAACTCTCCGGCATTGACGTAATAAAGCGATGGCAGCTCATCTGCTTCGTTATTGCAGATAATGGCGGTTGATTGAGAGTTATTGGTTTGAATGGTACCGGTTAGATAAATATCGAATTGCTGTCTGAGAGCTACTTTGATGTCGTAATACCGCTGTGCGATATCACTGCGCATCTTATTTACCTGGCGGCTGCTTTGAGTTGGGTCCGCTTTGTTTCTTGGTATCACCGGCAGGCTCGGACGTTTGTTTATCATCGGTCAACGGGTCTCCTATTGGTAGCGGTGGTAGCTCTATCTCGTACTCTGGCAAAGTTGGTAACTCAGCGGCGGCCCGGATTTCGTTCTCTTTAATAGCTGAACGCCCAAATGCGTTTTGTGTCTTAACCGCTACATCAGCCATCTTGTCAGCATCAGCAATTTTCTCTGCCTTGCTGGGCGCGAGTAAGTCAGACCATGAGATTGTAATCTCGCCCGTTGGTGGCTCATCAATAATGCCGATAGTCCAGAAGCGAGTAAGCACAGTTTCAATTAAGTCAGACAGGAAGCCATTACGCCGTGACATGCGGGTTTTGGCCCAGTCTTTAGCATCTTCGGATGATGCTCGCTCACCCGTCTGCATTCCCATCAACACCTTGAAAGGCATGGGCAGGGTTGAGCAGAATTCATTAACGAGGGTACGCCACGTTGGCTCAGGATCACCCGGCGTAACCGATAACACCGTAGCTTTACCTGATTGCATGAACGCAGCGCTATCAGTGCTATTATTTAGTCGCTTAACCTGCTCATCTAAGCCATCAGCTAAGCTATCAGGCGGGACGCCTAATGCGGCTGCGAGCGTTTTAAAGTTAGTGTCTTTATCGAACTCGTAATTTAGCTGCCGGCTGGCGTTCTTGAGGAAGCCCTCAGCGGCTCCGCCAGATGTCTTTTCGATATCAAGCAACTTATTGAAACCAGCCCTTAACAGCGGAACGCCAGAGGTTAGCATCCCATCCTCGGAACCTTCAGCCAGGATGATAACGCGATCAGGGTGAATATTGACTTGTCGAGATGGTGCGCCGCTATGCTGTCCTTCAACCGGTAATTCGGTATAGGAGTACATTTTAGGCTGACCGTAATTCTCACTAAGTGGGTCAGTATCCCAGTCAGAAACATCAAGCTGAGACTCCCATACGGGAATTAGCCTAACGAGTGCTTTCTCCTTGAGCGAACCGATGGTGGTTGCCACTATCGGTTCAGACCATTGAGCGTTATCGCGTAGCTGAATCAACAGGGCCGAATAGCGCCCAACAAGATTACGCCGGTCAGCATCTTTAATTTGCTTCCAGCAGCGTTTGAGTAGTTTCTTAGTTGTTTTATCCCATGGTGTTTCCCCCTTGGAATCTTGCGATTTTTCACCATCAAACACTTCGGGGTAATCTTCCCAGCAGCCTTCAACCATCCGTTTTATTGCTGCCCCAGCCACTGCATTACGCTCATAGGCGTTGTAATACTCATCGAAAGTCAGGTTCTCTGGATATCCAAATTCCTGATATATCCGAGTTCGCTTAGTATTTCCTGACTTACCAAAACTGAGGTTCATCATTCGGGCGCGTTCAATCGCCAGGCTGTTTACCGCCATGGATAACGCTTTAATATCGATATTATTGCTCACGTCATCCTCCGTCAGCGCTTACGCACCAACATGCCTTGAATGGATAATTTGTTTTTCGTTGCCACAGCAAAATAACGGAAGCCGTCACCGGCATGTGATGTATGGTCATGAAGTGGCTTATCTTTCCAGCAGCCGCGCTTGTCATCCCACTCTTTACGGTAGCCTTCCAGATGAGTAATGCCTTCAGCACATTTCTCTTCATCAAAAACGCAAAGTGGCAATATTTCGCGAGCAGACTCAATGCCCGAATCAATGCTCAACTTCGGTACAACATTGAATTCGATACTGTAGGTTTCACCATCTACCTCATATCCTTCCGACGCTAACTGCCTGCGGGTCTTGCCATCACCAGAAAACTCACGGTTATCGATATCATGTGGTGCCCAGTGTTCACCGTATTCATAACCCCGCTCTTTCAGTACCTTCATGTAATGCCTAAGCCCTTCGCCGCTATTCTCGTAGTAGTCAATGATGTGATATTCGCTACCAACCTCGCGGACAAACCAAATTACCGTCGAATCCCCCACGCCTAAATCCCAGAACGTGTGAACCGGCAGATGTGAGTTATCAGGTAATTTGCAGATCCGCTTGTTGGTATAGAGCCAGCAGAACTGTTTGGCGTAGTAAGCACCTTCGACTGATTGCTGGAATGCTTCGGCGGGGATAGTTGGATATTCCCGCTTCATGTCATCGCCGAGCGTCTTTTCTTTGGCGTAGTACCAGGCTTTCTGGCGCTCGTTTAGATGAACGCCGTGCTTGGCTTCCATCTCAGCAAAGTAATCAACAATGCGTTGCGGTAAAGCCTCAACCGGGTCGATTGCGTACTGCGGATTCTTCCACCAGGAGAAGAAAAAGAACTTCCAGTCGAGATTTGAAAGTTCCTTCCCTTGGAGTTGCGCTTTCTCTGCATCCTGGCAGTAATCGTAGAAATAGCCTGCGCGCCCCTCGGCGGTACTCTCAAGGGTTATCTTTCCACCCAGCGGCACAGCTTCGAAGGCACCAGTTACTATCTCTTTGGCCTTCTCTGGGTACTTCGCGCATATTTTGCCAAACTCCGAAACGTGCAAGCTGTATAGCGTACCGCCACGAAACGAGGTGGATACCGTTACGCTGCCACCTTTATCAAACACATATTCGCTCGTCGTTTCCTTGGTTAAAGGATTTGCTCGCTTAATATCATCTGGTAAAAGCCGGTAGGCGTACTGGGTTTTATTTCGAAACAGGCGCTCTGCATCGGGAAGGGAGTGAGCGATAAGTGCACATTCTTTTTTATGGAACAGTGCGAGATCAAGCTGGATGATGCAAACCTCTGTCGTGAAACCTAATTGCCTTGCCTTTAGGATCACGTTTCGGTCGTGCATACCGTCGAAATACTCCAATTGTTCAGGAGTCATTTTGAAAGTGACACACTTTCCGTTTTTATCTTTGATTTTGTAGAGGTGATTAAGACGCCAGAACCTGTTCTTTAGCAGCTTTTTCTGTTTATCAGTTAACACAGCCACCCCTTACAGGTCATCATCTCCTATCTCATCCATTACTGATGCTACTGAGCTAATAGACATCCCGCCTGAGTGTTCAACTTTCTGTTTATTGGTATACGCATCGCCAACCTCTTTCGCGGCCTGCTCCATTAGTTGGGCTGTCATAGCAAAGTTTTTCATGGTCTCAGCCTTTGTAGCCATGCGGTCGAGCGCCCTAAGTCGATAAGCGCGATTGGCAATTGGGATATCGGATATTTCAGTTTGAAAGCGGGAGCGAGTCGAGTTGAAAAGGTCTATCCATTTCTGTCCGAGATTCTTCGCGATGGCCTTTGTCGGGTCGTATGACGACACCTGCTGAAGCGTTAACGTGAGGCTGAATTCTTGTTTCACCTGCGCGACCACTTGCGATGGTGTGTCATAGCAGGCCAAGGCTTGAACTATGAAGGCTTTGACCTCTGGTTTTAGTGCAGCCATTGGCATCCTCCATGACTAACGTAATGTAACTAATCAGGCCAGTTTCAGCAGGCACGTGCCGCACGCCCTGGCAACGTTAAGATGGGCTATCTCCGCAGGTTTGTTTGCCGCATCAATCATTTCCTGTACTTCAATGCTCGCACCATATCTGCGAACTACACCGACAAACTCTTCAACGTCATGTCCGCGCAGTTTCAATGTCGGTTGCCCTTCTTTGTTGAACTTGGGTGCTCCGAATTCGTCCTTTGCGTGACTGATGTGATAAAGCTCATGTTCTATCAGTGCGCAGAACTCAAGGTCAGAACATTGAGCGCAATAATCAGCAGCCAGGGTAATGATGAATGTCGGCACATCACCGAACCATTCGTACATCTGCTGCTCCATTCGGGCCTTTTGCCAGCCACCTGCTCTCATTGCTACCTGTTCGGCTTGACCAAGAACAGTGCGACCCTGCTTTTCAAACGCAGATGATGCCCACATGATTTTTATGTCAGCGTCAATTAAGTGGTTGTGGTCGGGATTGTGTAGCTCGCCTTCGTCACTGAGTATTTGGCTGTTAACCCACTCAAGAACTTCAGTGGCGGGGACTAATTCAATGTGCGGTCTGAACTCATTGACGAATGATAATGGCGGATATGGGCGCTTCATTTGTGTGTCTGAATTAGCCATAACAGAATATTCCGCTGGTTGGTAAAGTCTCAGCCGCTGATTGGCTGACACCTAGATATGTGAAAACATCTATAAGATTCTGTCAAAGGCACTTCATGAACACCTTTTGCAGAGTTTTATAAATTCGGCATGATAAAAAACCCGCCGAAGCGAGTTCTGCTATGAGGTTGAGATGAAAAGACGGTGGCTACCGTCTAACTGATGTTAGCGCCTTAGAATAGCAATTGAATCACACAAGGCAGTATCCATAACATCAATGATTATGTTTATATTTATTTTAAACCAGTCTGTGTCCATGAGCGTAAAGGGATAGTCAGGGCAAACCTCTTTTAAAATACACAACTGCGAATTAAATTTATCATCACCTTCAAACCCATGGAGTATGGCCCTTGCCATTAACGCACTAGTATGAAAATCTTGCGCTGTAAACCCATATGAACTTGAAATTTGATCCGTTATTGCTGATAACAACCGAGCCCCACTGAGTTCGGAATGCATAATAGCCGCGAGAATCACACTGCAACTCATTAATTGTAAAGATTTTTCATTCACGAAAAAATCTTTTGTAGTGCCTTTAAAAGATGTATTCATTGCCGCACACCAGTGAGCAGTGTATTGCTTGACCTGTACAGCTGCCCTACCACGCTTAAGGAAATTAAACACGAGTAAAAACCCAAATTAATTAAAATATTTGTAACACAATATAATACTTTTATTCTTTTGTTAGTCTATTAATAAATGATTGAGAGCCGTTGTGAAAGTGGCTCTCAATTTGTCTTTATTATCAACGGGCTCATTTTTGAGCCGGTCATGCTGCCTGATTATTCAACTGCCAAGATGCCCACAGTCCAGCTATCCATTGAATACCCTTCGGCGTGAATTTAGCCTGGGTAAATGCATGCCCGTTGTTAAGGTTCTCACCTGTCTTTACAGTGAATCGGCCTGCATCAATATGCGGAGCGCGAGGTGTCATCTTTCCACCAAGAACGTACATAACATTCGAAGCAATCAGGAATGCCCTGAAATCTGGCTCTTTCGCCTTCAGTAGCTTGCAAGCCTCACGGAAGCCAAATGAACCGGATGCATTGACGTAGTTATCAACGAAATCAATCTTTGGAGCGGCAATAGCCAACTTGTTTTCTAGCTGAGCTTTCTGTTCGGCAAGGTCAGCAGCTAAGCGCAATGCTTCAGGTAGGGATTGAGGTATGCGAATGGGTTGATTTACAGCCTTTTCCAATTCTTGCCAGCGGTCTACTAGCTTGGCGGTAAATTCTGGTGATAGTTGGGCGACAATAATAATACTGTCTCGTTTCCCCTGCTCACCTTCAAAAACGTAAATAGACAATGGCCGTCCTGCTGTGGGCTTTTCCTCAAAATGAGGAGAAGCTATCACGCCCTTTTCAATCAGCGTTTCGATAGTTCGTTTAACATTGTCATGTCGCTTTTCTACCATCTCAGCGATTTCAATGCTGGTAATAGACATTACTTGGTCATTAACTGGATATTGCATGGCGATTACCTTTTTAGAGATGAAGCCTGCCGAAATGGATAGCAGCCCGAAGAGACTCGCCAGTCATGCTGGGATCCACAGGCTTCATTCCTAAACAGGTTCTTCGGTGGGTTATTGCGCTTTCGGTGCGCGGGGTATTGCGGGTGTAAAAAAGGCCCAGTCGTTAAACTGAGCCTGATTTTTAGGATTTTGATAACTTACAACTAATTGTTTTATATAGTTTATTATTTACGACTCACTATTGGGAACAATCTCGTCTCGCTATGTGAGGAATAAACTATGATTATCATCGAAATTGGAATGAAAATTCCTGTAGTAGTCGGTATCGCTCTTTGGTGTTTAGGGCAAAACCACAAACCCATATATCACTTGATTCAATACTTCTTTCCACTCTGATTCGCGGCTTTGCGACTCCTCTCGGCGTTGCTACACCACTTCTCGTCTTTCCGAGCCGCCAAGATAGGCCCAGTGAAACAGGCGATCACCTCCATCGAGAGAAGCTATCTATTCCTTGTCGGGGGGAATTCTTTCTTTAGTTTGGAATAAGCTGACTCAAATCCTATCTGCTCACGCCAGTATCTGAATCTCTGCCAATTGATATGCCAAGCTGGATACCAGGACATTACTTGCTCTCAATGTGTGATTGCTCGATTTGCCGAATGCTCGCCTTATCTGCGTTGCACTGATCTATCACCGTCAACAAGGTGTCATTCAGCAATAGGCTGTTACCCCAAGTTAATATCTCGGGTATCTCTGGGGGTATGCAGTCAGAAAGTAAGCTTGTTGGTATCGGTACCTGTGGCACCCGAACGTATTTGATTTGCGTGTTTCCGCAGGAGGTCAGCAGCGGCAGCAGGAACAGGCTTATTAGTACAATCGTCGCCTTTAATCGCTTCTCGAATGTAAACAACACGAGCCTCACCCGCCTGAGCAATTTTCTGTTTGTCATTCTCGTTGGCCTTGGCGATATCGTTGATGATGTTAACCATGCGTACCTGGTTATTGAGAATGAACCTGGCCTCGTCGCGTTCTTTGGCTATTGCGTCAGCCTTGTCGTGCCACTCGTCAGCTTCGTTGTAGAAGTGAAGCGACAAGCCAGCCAGAATGATGAGCAGTAACGCCGGTAGATAGGTGAATATGTTCTTTATCCCGCTAAACATAATTCCCTCTCTATCTCGCGTCGGTTCTGTAATCCCTTCCACGGCTTGCCACCGGCATATGTCCAGCGGCGTAACTCATCGCAAGCGCCTTTGATGTCGCCTGTATTGAGCTTTTTAAGCAGAGTGGATTTAGTGAATGCGCCCTGGCCGACGTTATAGGTAAATGAGTAGAGCGCAGCTTTCTGATATTTGCTCAGTGGAACTTTTACCGCGGCATCGACAGTGCGCTGTACTGGTGCCAGGTCTTTCTGTAACAAAGCATCGCACTCAGCATCTGAATATTTTTTGTTGGGGATGATGTCTTTACCAGTGTGACCATCGCAAATTGTTAAAACGCCAACGACATCGTGGTAAGCCACATACTTGCGGCCCTCTAGCCCATCGTCACCACCAAGCAATGCCCCAGCAATTGCCAATGCCCCGGCAGCAGATGCGCCAATTATCTTATTCCTCAGCGCTGGTGACATTTTCAGCTCCAGACTTAGGGTTAAACTTCAGCTTGAATTCCTTGTCCTTGTAGTACCAGTTCAGAGCGAACGTACCTACAGCACAAGCCATACCAATAAGAACAGCCCAGTCATTTAAGGACATCGCTCCAAACCCCATCAAAAGCCCACCGAAGAATTTCGCGATACCGCTTGAGTATTTTTCCATTTTCATAACCCACCCCCATTTGGGGAATTATCTTCCCGCCATCGGTCGGGTTCGTATGCTGTTGTGTAGGGAATAGCTCCCGTCGTAGTCATTCGGAAATGTGAGGGTGTTTTCAGTGATTGACTGTTTTGACGGGAGCTAAATAAAAAAGGCCCACCGAAGTGAGCCTTAAAATTTTATGCCGACTAGCTAATTAACTTGAGATCGGCTTTGCGTTGCTGCTTTTGTTCCTGATAGAAGTTTTCGTGCGAACCTAAACTTAACAAGTAAAGCTCGATTTTATCTTCTATCCAGCTATATCCCAGCAAGGTAAGCTGGTTATTAAGCTGAAACTTATGGACGCGGAGATAACTCAGATCTCCTTTTTTCTGCTCACCTATGATGGGGTTTTTGATAATCTTTTCGATTTCATCTTCCACCACCACCAGATGAGCCTCTGGTAGCTTTGCTAATGCCTTTGTGAATCGACGGGTTTCATAAACGTCAATCTCACTTCCGTGCTGTCCTTCTGACATAGCGCGTAACCTTGTGGTTATCGACCTCGCTTTGCGCCAGTAGAGATTCAAGAATAAAACTGTAAGGCAAGTCAGGGTTATCTTCGGCTATACGCCCTATCTTTGCCCAATGTTCAATCTGCTTTGGAACACTGCGGCTTGCAGCATCAGCATGAACCTTTACGTCGCTAACAAAATCGTCGTCTAAACGAATACTGGTAGCCATTGCGTGTGCCTCTTCGGATTTTGTATTTCATGTGAGGAGAATCACATACGCTTGCGATAGCGCACAGATAGAATGCAACAATATGTCGCAATATACAATCTTTAATTGCTCTCTTCACCGCATTCGGCTAGATACTGTTTCACAACGATTGGATTAACCAATCCAGTACCCATGCGAATGTAGAAAGCAAAAAGCCCAAGGCGTTAACCTCGGGCTTCTAATTTTACCGACCTCTCAGCCAGTATGGTTGGAGTTCCAGACCTAAGTCGAAGTGACCAACTCGGCGGTATCTATGGTTAACAAGTGCCGCCGCAAAATCTTGTTTACCAACTCAACGGATGCAATTACCACCGTTAGAGATGAATCTAGTCCATTTCCGCCAAATAGTCAACACATTGCTTTTAAAATGTCGCCATCCGTGGCAAACGTGCTCCTATCGTGTTACCGCATGCAATTGCGCGTCAGCAAATCCCTCCTCTGCATGGCATTTGCTTATCAGAGCTTCGTACATGGGTTTAAAGTTACGACGCCATGTGGTTTCTGGTATCTCACCAACGAACTCCTCAAGGGCCGCGCAAGCCTCAGATGAGGGCAGTCGAGAATATCCACGACCTGAGCATTTCCCACAGGTTTTATAAACCGGAACCCCCTGTTGTTCTGATTTCTCTTTGTCCACCACAGTGCCTTTCCCATTACAGCGGCATGAGTTGGAAACCACCCCTTTCCCACCGCACGGCTTACACAACAGTCGGACTGTCTCTTCAACTTTTCGCTTCACTTCGAAGTCACTCGGACTTTGACCAAAGTCTTTAGCAAATTGTGGTAACTGCATTGTGTAATGGCTTTTCATTGTGAAAACATCAGCCTCTATGAATCCCTCCCCCTTGCAGCATTCACATTCACGAACACTGGCCGCACTCCGCGCATAATCAGCAAACGCATATCTTGCGAGTGTTTGCACGACGCTTTGTTTAATATCCTCATCGAGCTTAGACATTGCTTTGTACTTAACGGATTCTTTCAGCGCATATTGAGTGAGACTTTCCACGGCGCGATGCGGATTACTGATCCCCTGCTTTGCCAAGAACAATTCCAGCCCGAAGCCGCTTTTAAGGTCTGCCAACCCTAACGCTGCCATGACATCGGTGCCGGTAAGTGAATCAGAAGCCGTTGCCCGTGGAGAGTCGCTGATCATGGTGGATTTAGCGAAGAAGTGTTTCGTTATTGATTCCAGTCTCATGCTGCCATCTCCTGAATGATTATCTTCCCAATTTCGCCCCACAGTTTCGTTACCCGACCATCCCAAATACGGCAGTCATCTTCAAAAATGGCGTCAAGCAGCGCCTTTTCGAGGTTGTCTTTATCAGGTTTGGTTTGATGCGGTTTTCCATCCATTTCAGAGCGCTTCTTTTTGCTCCAACTTGGCGGCATCGGGATTACGAAAGTTACGTGGTAATGTGATTCAGGGAGGGATATTCGATTTAGCCTTACTTCATCGCAGAATGCTCGGTATCGTAGAACTGGTGGTCTTTTCTTCCATTTGTCACTCTGTGTCATCCTTGGTTTGGGTATGGGAGTTATGTGATATTCGGTCATATCTTCACCTTATTCTCCGACAGTAGGATTGCCTGTGTCCTAACCATTCCCTCCAGGTGAGCCAGGTGAGCACTCTCTATGTCCATGATGTGCGTACGCCTGTCTATCTCGTCATGACACGCAGAGCAGCACCATGCGCCGAACAGGTCAGGCGGTTTGATTCCGGTACCGCATATTCCCGATAGCCGGTAGTGGGCCAGCACTACAGTTTCGTTATTCCCGTTACAGATGCCCGGCAACCTAACTTGGCACTCGCGGCCTCTAGCCTCTTTGCGTAAGTTCGCCATCTCTTTTCTCCTTCGCTGCTTTATCAATGCATTTCTGATGAGCGTAGGTTTCACCCTTATTAAGCATCAGGAAGCAGAAGATACATATTGATTGGGGGAGTTCAGGCATGGCTATTCCCCTTGGATCTGGATCATCGTCAACTCACGCCCTGCCCCAAAGACTGCGCCGGTATCGATGTAGAGTTGGTTTTTAAACTGGCTAGCTTTGTTCATTGGCGTGTGACCGAATATGAATTGCTTTGCCCCGGTTATTTCTTCCCCTTCGCCATCCATCGCATTACTCACCCGCTCACGATTCCATATGACGTGCTGCTCACTCACCGGCTTGCCGAAGTGATAACTGTCTGATGGGTAATCAGCGTGGGCTATTACGTATTTTCCAGAGTCTGTGGTGACTTCGATAATTAACGGGAGATTGGCGGCCTGCTTAATCAGACTGGTGGCCAGTAGTTTTTCGTCAGTATCGAGCTGGAAGTACCAAATACCGCCGTTTGCCAGCCAGTGGGAGTATTCTTCGCTGGCCAGTGCATCAATCGCCATCTGCTCATGGTTGCCACGAACGGCACGAAACCAAGGCTGTGTTATCAGGTCGAGGCATTCGACGCTCTGCTCACCTCGGTCAATTAGGTCACCTACGGATATCAGCAAATCTTTGCTCTCATCGAAATCTACTGAGAGTAATTTCTCGTTGAGCATGTCTAGGCAGCCGTGAGTATCGCCAACAACAAATATTCGTCGGTAGTCGGCCCCGTTAATCTTTTGGTAAATATCAGACATGGCTGCTCTCCCTGTCTTTCATCATCAGGAAAGTGACCATTGCTGCGCGTAGTGGGTTGGAGCCATCATGATGGTGGCTCGGGTCATCATCCCAACGCCAGCACCCCTCAGTCATGACTCCGCCAACGTGTGCACACCATGATTTTTCAGTTTCACTCCAATTAAGGCTGATTTTATTCTCAACAATAATCGGCCATGCGTCGGTTGCGTTGTTGCAGTAGTCCACATCTCCCGATGCCAGTTGAAGCTCATGACCACGACTTAGGTTGCCATATAGGGTGCGCGAAACCGCTGCATTGATGTGAATATCACTCATTTCTGAATAGTCTTTCATCGCGTTCTCCTTACTCTGTCGAATTTGGCGCGCAGCAAAACGCATATGTGATCATATGTGGGTATTTCGCTGGCGGGGATTGGGGGTTTAGGCTTGGTTCGAGAGGTCTTGCGGAATATCAGGTTATCTATGGCTATTTGGGTTGGGCTGCGGCACGTCATCGGCACCACCATTTCCATAAGCGGAAGATAGACACCCCTATAACTAAAATGGGCCACAGGATTGCCGCTGGCAGTGCCCATGCTGAACTTATATTTTCCTCTTCATCTAGCTTGCCGGAGAAATAACCCATTAAGTAAATTCCCATGATGCTATAAACAGCGATTGCATCCATCATATGCGCCCTCCTGATTTTCTCAGAAAAAGCCAGTAAGGCCATGTGATGCCGATGCCCAGCGCCCTTGTATATCCCGCGACTGTTTCCTTACTGCCTTGAATGTCATGAGCCCATTCAGATACAACGCCAGCCATCCAGAAATAAGCTGCGACTAATATCAGAGTAATCATGCTGCCACCTTCCCCTTGCCACCGAACCTGTTGGCCCACTCGATGGCAAGCCGTGATTCATCGCTGAACTTAACTCCATGCGTAGCACCGAAAGCATTGATCAGCTCTATCAGGTCGCGCAGTTCTCCAACGGTCATGCGGCTGGTTGATTGCCCCAGTACCACAAAGCCACCTTCAAGCCCCGGTGCCGAGCGCTGCCCTTTCAGTGATGCGGTGAATATATGCTTCCAGTCCTCACTGCTAAGCTTCTGACCGTGCCATACAACCTGTTTAGCGATATCGCCAAGCGTGGCCCATAAACGCGCGTTCTGATCTAACGTGCGGGTTCGCTCTTGGATTGTGATCAGGAGTGGTTTATCAGGATTTACAGGGAGTTGATTTATAAACTGGAGGGCATTTCGCTTGTATTGATCACCGCATAATACGAAGACCTTTTTATCCATTTTCCTTCTCCGGCGCGGCGGGTAGTGGCATCCAGTGAGATATTTCCAAATCATCTACATCGCCCGTATCAGCTCGAAACTCACCATCGTCAAAATGCATTGTCCAAATCACGCCACATTCATCAACACCCAAACACAAGGTGTCATCTTCCGGCATCTGGTCACTGCACTTAATCCAGCCTTGCGGAATATTTTCAGGAATATTTTGTTGTTGGTTTTGTGGTTCTGGTGCGGCGGCTAGCATGTCGCGATAGGCTCGGCTGAATCCTGCGAGTTGCATACCGCTAATATGCGCATCGACCATATTCTGAGTAGGCTCAATCGGAACCAGCTTCCAACTATCCGGTATCTCCGGAGAGTTCAATTGTGGAGCGAGATAAACAGGGATATCACCTGCACCGCCCTCAGGCCAAATATCAGCATCAGAACCGGAGCGAAGATAATCCAAATGGTTTTGCTCCAAATAACCAACAGGCTCAGCCCTCTTTGCAGCTAACGCGATTCGGGCCAGTGCTGTGAGTTCATGATGTGATGGTGGGAATGACAATGCTGTCAGCTCTTCCAATCTCTCTACAGTGAAACTATCTAATTCTTTCATCAGCATTTTCTCTCATTCAGTATTCTGTCGTGATAAACAATGGCCTTGGCTTTAGTGGCAATCCGCATCCCTTCAATTTGCTGCTTAGCAACCTTTGACCAATGCTGGGTATCGTCAAAGTAATAGCTATGCGTGAAAAGAATCGAATCCATTACATCAAGTGCTCTCTTTATTCGGCTTGGGATTGCTAACATTTCTCACTCTCTCCCTTGATTCGAATACCGGCAGTGCGCACAACGGCATAGCATTGAATAATTGCGGCCGTAAACCCGTTGGCATAATCACTCGTATGGCCTTGTTCAAGCGCCTCACGACAGGTCATTTCTTCAGGAATATCCACCACAATGCTTTCTCTGGATGCTTGCCATGCACACCACGCCAAATGGATGCCAAAAATTCGATAGCAGTTTCTCTCTGGCTCCCAATCAATATCTTCGCCATATAGCCCATGAACCTCTTCAAGCCACTTCTCAAACTCTTCCCGCGATTTAGTTATGTCCATCATGATTTCCTCGAATTGATTTACAGCAGCACTTCCGCGTCACTGTCACGCTCATGTGATGCGAAATAGATATCCCACTCGCTGTAGTAAATTCCGTTGTACCTTGCACCTGAACATTCATCGATTTCATCAGCGCCAAAGCACTCTTCGTAAATTGCTTGGAAGGTGTTTTCAGGTAACTGGCTTAGGAATTTAATGCGGAGGGCTTGCTCGTGGCGATATTGCTGGTCTGTGAGGTAATGGCCCAAGTCGGTCATGATTTCCTCGTCATGTTCAGCTTTGCGCGTATCTCGGCAATGTGATCCAGCGCCTTCTCGTTGCTGGCCGGGATGTGAAGTTTAGGGATTTGCACTACCGGCGCGGGGATAGGCTCACCAGCTTCAATGCGTTTCGACATATCAGCCAATTCTTTGCCGCAACGTTTCCGTAAGTCCTGCTCAGATAACCCCTGCACTCGCTGTTGTGAATAAAGCTTTGTGACCATCCAGTAGGCCGGATTGCTGGGCCATGGGAATGCTTCGGCACTGCTGAACATGTCACGACGCTTGGCATAGTCCATCACCATGTCATAAAGCTCATCAGCATCGGGCAGTCCAGCGGCGCGGGTGGCACCCTGCTTACACCATGCGATGAATTGGCCCGGCGACGGGAGGAACGGCGTTGCCTGCTGGCGGGCGATCTTCATTCCAGCGTTAACTTGGTCGATACTGGTAATCCCGTTTTCGATGAATGCCAAAACCCACTGGCGGCGAAGCTCATTCAGGTCGCTTTGGTCTTTTATGCTGGTCATAAGTGCTGGAAATGCAGCCTTCAACTGGCGAAATAGCTCGTTGAATATCTGCGCGGCCTGCTCTGGCACCTGCTGCTTTGGCTTATCAGCGGCGTACATCTGCTGCAATGATTGACCATCACGGTTCTGGATGGCTGTGACGACATTTCTCATACCGATACCCCGTTTATCCAGTCAGTGTTATCAAAATCAATAACAGGCTTACCAGTGGCAGTGCCTGATTGCTGTTTCTTGCGTTTGATGTCCAGCTTGTCCCACTTCTCGCGTAGCGTTGACGGGCAAAGCACGTTGCCACACCAGAAACTATCCTGCATGGCCCACTTGAAGAGCACACACATGTCTCGGTGATTCCTGCCGTCCCGTTCACGCATCAACCGGATGCTATTGGCCCAGCCAGCAAAAGACGGCTTCTTAGCATCGGGGGCAATCATCAGCACGGCGCTGAACATCCACTCAGCCGCTCTAAGGTCATCAGCAGTCCCCCAATTTTTACCGATTTGGATTGCAGCATCAGGACGAACTACAGGAAGCTTCTTAGGTGGGGTGTCAGGGGATTCGTTAGAATTCTCTGACGTAAAGGGTTTTATATTATTGTTATTACCTTCTTGTTCATGATGTGCGGGCTTAAGTGCGGCGTTATGTGCGGCACCACCCTCTAAAGCCGCGCCGTTACTGGCTTCACCATGTGCGGGTTTAAGTGCGGCATTATGTGCGGGTAAATTGTCTATTTTTTCGGCATATTCAGCGTAATTTAGGATGGTGATTACCGTCCCTTTTCGCTTCTCTCCACCCGTTGCAATCATCCCTTCTTTGACGAAAAAGGAGAGCATCCTGCCCACCGCATCACGGCTTGTTGGCTTACCTTCTCTATCGCACAGAGATAGCCCTAAATCAGCCGCTGTCGTGACCAGTTGACCGGCTTGAAGATTCCATTGGTTACCTTTGAAATTAACCGTGCGGGGCTTTCTTTGAGCACCGAATAGCAGATCCTCCCAGAGAGTCCGCAGGAAAACGTCTTTGGCCCAAGGTTTCTTCTTGATGCTTCGGTACAACGGGACATAACCAAGCTTCTGGTTCTCCATCCTGTTGCTCCTGAGTTCCCCCTGTATTTGCTCGGGAAATAATAAGATTGTCGCTGTATTCATTTGGCCTCCATGCGCTCAAACTCAATTACCCATACACATGGGTTAGCCTGCCAGCTTTCTTCGCCGTAGATGAATTTCCACAATTCTTCCCACACCTGAAAGCCATAAGTTGCAGGGCGGAAGTCGTACAGGCCGCAACCAATTTCTTTGCAGATATCCCCTAAGGTAATGGAATGCAAACGCTCCACTCGAACTCGGACAAACAATCCAACAATTGGCACGCCGTTTTTATCTCTGGCATTTATTGAATGATCGCCTTTCGTGTAAGGGCAGTGCAGGTCTAAGTATTTCTCTTTAACGATGGCTTTTATTTCCGCGCCTTCAGGAGTCGTTCCGATTACTTGATTATCATCATTAAGTTCGTCAATGGATCGAGGATTTGGGCCGTGAATGCGCCAGAACCCCGGTTCCACTAATTCAAAAACTGAAAATCCTTCCACTGGTCTGCGGGTTTGTGTCTTGCGACCATCGAGAACCGCTTTTAACATCTCGTCATTGAATTTAAGTGGTTTAAGCATTATTCTTACCTCTAGAAAGACATAGTTATTTGCTGTTCTGAAGCCTCTGTTCGCGCAGGGGCTTTTTGCTTTCCGGTCACCGCAATCACAGCCTGCCTTGCGATTTCCCTTATCACGCTCGTCTCCCATATCTTCTCCAGAAGAACAAACGTCACTGCCATGTCATGTACGTTTAACCGGCTTACCTTTGATTCGGCCCAGCCAGCCTCCCGCGCAAACTTGCTCTGGCCCTTGATAGCCATTCGGCTTCGTAGCTCAGATTCAACTTCCATAATTCTCTTGCTGTTACTTGCACGTTCCATGCGTAATACTTCCCTTGTGGTTTAGATGTTGTTACGTGACAAAGCTGTGAGCTTGTCACTTTTGTTGCCCCAGACTTTCCGGGGTGAGGTCAGTAGTGTTAAAGAGCGGTAGTGCTTAAGCTGCTTTCGATTCTGGCGGGAAAACACTATCCAATGAGCAATTACCGCCTAATTCATTGAGTGCCTGAACTATTTTTCTACTTGTGTGAAGGTCAGGAGTTCGGGTTCCTGATTCATAATTGCCAATGCGAGACTGGCTCCAGTGGAGTTTGTTGGCTAAGTCAGCCTGGGTTACTCCAATCCTTTTTCGCTCTTCAGCAATTTGATTCATTGCGAATGTCCCTCTTGGTTGCAGATACTCTTATTAAACACAATTTGTGATTACTTGTAAACACGAATCGTGAAAGAAGAAAAACACGCAATGTGTTAAAAGGACGTCATGAAAAATATCAACCTCCAAATAGCAGAACGCTTAAAGGCGGCAAGATCGGCCTTGGGATTAAGTCAGCGAGAATTAGCTGAGAAATGCGGCTGGGAATCACAATCTAGAGTTGGAAACTATGAACTTGGCACTAGAAAGATAAGCGCAGAGGATGCTGTTACGTTGGCTTCTGCTCTGGGGATTAGCCCTGGAGAGTTAATGTTTGGAAATGAATCGGATAAAGTTTACGTACAAAGGTCATACCCAGTGGTTGGGAAGGTAAGCGCGGGGCCGTGGCAGGAAGCAATAGAGCCTGAAAGGATTCGTGATATTGAACATTGGGAAGAAACGACAAAGCGAGTTAGTGATGATTCGTTTTGGTTAGAAGTTGATGGTGACTCAATGACATCTGATAAAGGAATAACCTTTCCAAAAGGGATACTGATTTTAGTTGATCCAAAAGCAAACCATGAGCCTGGTAGTTACGTTATCGCGAAACTAACGGAAGAGAACTCCGTGACCTTTAAGAAGTTCGTTATAGAAGGTGGAGAGCCTTATTTGGTGCCGCTTAATAACGACTACAAAACAATCCCTGTAAAGAGAGATTGTAAGTTTATCGGCGTCGTTAAAGATATGGCGTGGAATGAAAGTCTCTAACCCACTGCTAGCCCATAGAGGGGTGGGGGGGGGATTTTGTTAGATTTACATTGAAGCGAAAATGTTAGTTTATAATTTTCTAGCATAAAAATAAGGACTTAGGATGGAAAAGCTTTGCTTCCCTCCCCTCCTTCCTCCCGGATTTCATGATTTGAATGATGCTGAAATCAAGACGCTATGTGTTGATGCATTCCCGAAATCCGCCAGAAGGAGTATGCTATACTGTAATTACATACAGCTCATGAGTGATGTTAGAAGTTTAAACCAACAATTTAAGTGTTTTTTAGAACTATGGGTAGATGGTTCATTCACAACGGAAAAACCCGAGCCTGACGATATTGATATCTTGTTAGTTATTGATTTCGACCAACTGAATCTTATTCCAGTAATGTTCCAGCCGCAAATAGAGTGCATACTCAACAGGAAGTACATTAAGAATAACTATCATATTGACCTTCTTTTGTTGTATAAAAATTGCCCACGAAGTGATTATGATGAAGATAGAATGCATTGGCGTGGTGTGTTTTGCCATGATAGAGAGGATACCCCTAAAGGGGTAGCGAGGTTATCACTATGAACGATAATAAGGATATGATTTCACTAAAGAAACGTATTAAGTTCGTTCAGAATAAACTCGATTCGATATCCTCTGCCAAGAATATGACATTTGCAGATCGCATCATGTTAAATAACATGGATGCTTATATGAGCGATCTCCAAGCAGAACAACGCGCGTTGGATATTCGTCATCCACTACTTGATTTCATGGAATTGCGATTAAAAGGTTCAATCGTTGACCTAGGAACTGTGCCACTTGAAATTATGGGCATAATCACTAGCAATTTAGCTGCAATGGTTCAGCGAGCAACGCACAAACTATCTTCAGGCAGGGATTCACATAAAGTTCCTTATAGTATAAAGAGCTCATTAAATATGCGACTTGCTGAGATTTCTCCTGGGTCCACTAGGCTTGGACTTACATTTTCAACGGGGCAATGTGAACTAGTTGAAACCGTATCTAGTAAAGCAGTTAAAGAAATCATTAACTTACTGGATGCAGTTGACGCTACTACAATGATGAATCAGGTCGCCGAAATTGGATTCAACTCGGCCCAAAGTTTGAAAAAAATCGTAGAAGAGTGCGATAAAAATCATATTGATTTTGATTTATCATGGATTGGCCCATTTAGTGATGGAAATCGTAAGGTTTCTGTTAATTCCACAAAGATAAAAATGCTAAGTGACCGCCTAGCTGCCACAACCATTTCCTCTCCGGTCATAGAAACTATTGTTGGTGAGCTAGCTTCACTATCAAAATATGGCAAGCTTGAAATTGAAGTGGATGGTGAAAAGATACGAGCATCATTCCCTGTAGATATGCTGGAAAATATACAGAAAAAACACAAGGTTGGTAAAAAATTATCTCTTGTTGTTGAAGTTACTGATATTAATAATGATAACCTTGGGTTGCACAGAAAAAACTATTTTGTGAAATCATTCAATTAATACTTCCCACACCTAACCCGGCCCCGCTGCCGGGTTTTTTGTGCCTGTAATCTGACAATCTCACCACCCTACCCGCGTTAAACACTACTCACCTCACACTTTTCACGCCTGATAGCCAGGTGCGAAGGGTCGCGGCTGAATTATTTTCAAATTAAATTACTTTAAAAATCAATCAAATAAAGAATCACACTCAAATTAATCACATTTCGTGTTGATTATAAAAACACATTATGTGATTATCAATTCCATCAACACGGCAGGACGCCGAAGCAGTACGACAGGAAGTGCTCTTTAACATTGACGGATTTCTCCCGGATAGTCTGGGAGACAAAATTAAAGGAGGTACCGAAATGGTGCACTAACGCGGTTAGACCGCAGTCATTGACTTAGCAGCATAGTAGCCCTGGAGGGCGAGTTAGGCCGGGTGAGTTGGCAAATGAACACGAACCGCATGCAGAGTAACGCATGTACCAGAGAAGGCAGGAAACAGGCAGGTGCTTCTCTCGTATGCCTCAGTGCAAATAGACCGGATGTGTTTACACCAAGTCAGACAATGCAGCAGTAATGATGCTGCCCTGAGTCGCAAAGTTGCGCGAGCCTGTGTAGTGACGGGTCAAGGTTCTTATATCAAAACAAGCTCCGGTAAAGCAGCGCACACGCCAGATGCGCACCGGTTATTAGCGGCTGAGGCGTCGAAACTCAAGGGCATGAGCGCGGCTACTGCGAGAGTGTAGCTCAAAGAGAAGTTGGCTTTGGGATGGTGAATAGCTGGAGCTAACGACAGGTAATGCTGCGGGACTGAGAAGGCTATCGAGAGCGCTGTGATTGAAATAGGCACAGACACCATCACCAAAGCCAATCACCGGAGGTAGTCATGGTAGCGATCACAATCAAACCAGCTAAAGAGAATTCAAAGACACGCAAATTTAAGCGTACAGGTGAATTCTTCGCGGCGAAGGATGCCAACCGAGTGCTGGCAAGTCGTATTGAAGCGGCGTTCACAAAGCTCTCTGAGGGCTGCACATCGAGGGTATACAAAGCAACGATGCCTGTACCGGTTCGCAGCAAAGAGCGTCCAAGCGCGGACAATATCTGTTTGCCTGAAGTAGCTAAGTTTGCAGCAGGCTTCCGTAAGTCAGAATCATTAACAGCGAGATAAATACCATGCCAATGTCATTCCCTGATTTAGAAAGTCTGAAGCGTCGCGCAAAAATGCGAAATTTCCGCCAGCCGTTAGAAAACGAAACAGAAGAAGTGTACCGCGAGAAGTTTGCTGATTTTATGGTGAACATTGACCGTGTTGAATCTGGTGAGATTCGTTCAAAGTTGGGGTGGGATATTCTCCAGCTAGACCCAGCCACTGCTTTGAAAATGATGGGAATCGATATTTCTGGACTCGCAGATTAACGTTCGCAAAGAAGCCCACCACATAGTTAAGGGGTAAGAGAATGGAAACGAAATTTTTAAGCGACGGAAGAAAGGTTGTTATCGTCGGACAGTTGAATAATCAAGAAACTATCGTACAGGAAGTGTTTGTCACTGCAGCGGGTGATGAGTTGCCGGGCGGTGAGCGTTTTGTGGTTAAAAGCCTACATGATAAGCCAGTAGAAACTTACCTTTCTAAAGAAAAGGCTCGTCAAGAAGTAGCGTTTGCTGAGGCCAAAGCAAAAATTGATTCCATTAATCGTGAAATTACCGATACACGAAACAAATTGAGCATGTACCGCGACACCCTCAAGCAGGTTAAAGAATTTTCAGATCACATTGATGAACAAGACTTGACCCACTTCATCGATGTAATGACCGGACAACTTAACTATGCGGTCGCATCTTCTTATCGTCTTCCAAAAATCGAACGCTATTCCGAATACATGTCGATTATTGAAAACAGTTACGGTAACAAGCGATACGAAGGGTTGAAACTGCTTTCTGTGCTCGGTAATTCCAACGGAAATATAGCGTTGAAAGTGAACCGATATAGTGACGGAAGCGGAGACAACACTAGCGTGTCATTCTTCAAGACTTACGAGGAGGCTAAGTCTTTCGTTAAATCCATTGCGATAGCCCAGCTAGATAGAAGTTATATCAGCGTTGAAGAGCTTCAGGAATGTAAGAGGATGGGCATTGAGTTTAATCACGATGAAATGCTAGTTATTCGAACCAAATTACATGCAAACAGCGATAAGCAACTACAGAATTTATCCGACAATTTCAATAAATCGAAAGAGAAAATAGAGGCTGATAAAGCCTATATAGAACAGCAAATCAATAGCCTATAAGCCGCCTAATTGGCGGTTTTTTATTGGCGGGTAAATGAGGAATGAATGATGGCAAGTACAAAGAAACCAAACTATAGCGCCAAGGTTAAGTATTGGGCTGATGGCATCACAGGGGAATGTAGCGGTGGAACAATTGGCTGTATCGATATGTTATTTACTGCCCTACCTCGCGATAAGCGGGAAAAGGTTATAGAGCGAATTGCTGAATCTCACGCTTCAGTAATTGAGTGGGAAAATGAAAAAGCCAGCAAAGAAAACGCAGCGTAACCCCCAGTGACCTTACCCATGCCCTTCCTGTGAGGGCATCTGCAAGATATCTATCAACAAAACTCTTACCTCACATTTTATCAGCTTAGGCTATGACGGGATGTGAAGGTTATTTGCAAAGCAGAACCTGACTGCGAACGTTAACAGGGGCGCTAGAGGATACAACCATGTGACCGCTACTGAGTGACCTTACCACTGGCTCTTGTTTAGGGGCCTTTGGCAAGACCACTAGATGAGGTGATGTATGACGGATGAAATTAAAACAGGCGGCCCAGCGTTTCCAGCTACAGGGCGACCAGACCAGCAATTCATTAAGCAGGAAGGTATGACATTGCGCGATTACTTTGCAGCCAAGGCGATTGCTGTAGCGTGGTCTGCGCTGGATGCTGGTTATTTTGAAGCTGACGCAGAAAGCTCGGCTGACAAGATGGCTATTTGTGCATATCAACTAGCAGACGCAATGATTAAGGCGAGAGGGTGAGATATGAGCTTAGACATGACGATAAAAGTTGAAAGTGCTGGCGTAGAGATAGATCGATACAAGCACCTTACTCTTGAGCTAGTTCGCGCTGAATTGGTTGAGGCTGTAGAAATAAAAGACATCGTTGGCGAATACGGTTCCACTGATTTACTGGAAGAAATTGGCAAAACCGACGTTATTTCTTGGATTGAAAATCAAGGCTACACCGTAACAGAAACCGAGTGACTCCCCACCCTCACCAATCCCCTGAGTAAGCCTGACAACTGTCGGTGTTTTGCTGTGGGCTAAATACAACTAATTAAACCGGAGTATCCCATGCATACCTTTTGTATAGCAGGGTGGCCTTGCGTGGGCTGCTCTGAGACTTTGCTCGACCGCATTTGCCGCAACGTTAAAAACGGTGCGCGTCGTCTTATCGAAATACTTAACCAGCGAGGTGAGCCTTAATGGATATCGTAAAAGCACTCCAGCTACTCGCGGTTGATGCTCGCCGCGTTGGTAACAATGACCTGTTTCAGGTTGCCAATTGCTTATTTTATCGGGGGTTAAAATGAACGTATCTCAAATTATGGCTCTCGATAAAATCACAAAGGGATTTGATTATCGCGATGAGAAAGCGCTGGAAGCGCGAACCGCCGAGCTGAATACCGAAATAAAGATTAAGCACATTGAGGCGCTGTTTAAGCAGGTCGGCTTCTGTGACTTAAACCAAAAGGCGCTTCACCTAATGCTTAATAACTCTGACTTCCAAGAAATGGCATCTCAATTTTTATGGGACTCAATGCTTATTGCTGCGAAGTACGAGCGAGCAATGATGATTGACGGGCATGAGGAGGCGGCGTGATGAGCTTCAGTATCGTTGAATTTGTGAAACAACAGGAACCGCTATTCTCCAGCGCACTGACAGATCAGGGAGTTACATGGGCTAAGGAAAGCCAATTCGCTGTGCAGCTTTTCCAGAGAAATGAATATCTGACAAAAACAGCGATAGCCAACCCTGCTAGCGCACAGAACGCAATTATCAACGTGGCAGCAATTGGTATCACATTAAACCCGGCAAGTAAGTTGGCCTACCTGGTTCCTCGTGACGGTATGGTGTGCCTTGATATCAGCTATATGGGCCTTCTTCACTTGGCTCAAGCGACAGGGGCTATTAAGTGGGGTCAATGCAAACTCGTTTACTCAAATGATACGTATGAATCCAATGGATTGGATAGCGCACCGACTCATAAGTACAACACATTTGGCGACAGAGGAACTGTTGTTGGCGGGTATTGCACCATAAAAACACCAGATGGTGACTACCTCACAGAAGAAATGAGCCTAGCAGAAATTAAAGCGACGGAAGCTACCAGCAAGGCAAAAAATGGCCCATGGAAAAACTTTTGGGAAGAGATGGCACGGAAAACCATCGTCAAGAGAGCAAGCAAATACTGGCCCCGTCGTGAACGTCTGGATGCGGCCATTGATTATGTTAATACGGAAGGCGGTGAGGGAAGTAACTTTGATAATGCAAAGTTGCCTGAGCGAGATGTTACGCCAATAACGGCTGAGCAAAACGATAAGATTAACTCCATTCTCATCCAGGTTAATTCCACATTCGACAGCCTAAAGAAAGCATGCAAAACACTCACAGGACGTGAAGTTAATAACCAGGCTGAACTGACTAACGTAGAAGCAGGGATGCTTATATCAAGCATGGAACGCCGGTTAGCCAATAACAAGGAGGCCGCAAATGCTTAGCGACGCAATAGCATCACAGCGGCTTGGCTTTGACATTTCCGCTATTGAGCAAGGAAGCGACGAGTGGAAAATGTGCCGATTAGCTTGCATTACAGCTTCAAGAGTTGGCGATATTTTGACAGAACCAAAGTCAAAAAAGGACAAGGATGCAGGGGTTTTATCTGGCATGGCAGAAACATACATGATGGATTTAATTGCTGAAGTCTGTACGGGAAGGATCCCCGACGAAATACCCGCCCGCCCCCTACTTTGGGGGAAGAAACACGAAGAGGCTGCAAGGTTTCTTTTTGAGTTTGAAAATGACCTGACAACCACCCAGCCGCCTATTTATTACAAGGATGAATCAATGCGCTGTGCATGCTCACCTGATGGCATGTGCAGCGATGGGCGAGGACTTGAGCTGAAGTCACCTTACACATCATCTCAGTACGTTAAGTTTCGCCTTGGCGGCATTGAGGCGGTAAAAAAAGAGTACATGGCTCAAGTGCAGTATTCGATGTGGGTCGCAGGATGTGACCAATGGTGGTTTAGCAATTATGACCCACGCATGCGGCGCGAGAACATGCACTCAATCATCATCGACAAAGACAACGAATTCCAGGATGCCTTTGAGTTGAAGATACCTAAGTTCATTAAGACCATGGATGAGGCGCTTGATGCTTTAGGATTCAAATTCGGTGACCAGTGGGGGAACTTATGACCCACTCTCACGACAACATCACTGTTGGAAATATAACACTCGTTTATTCAGGCAAGCACCGCGGCTGGATCACCCCTTACAACGAAGTCATTAAAAACCCATTTAAAGCGCAACGGACTGCTGAGCGGATTAACTCAAATCTGAAATTGTCACTTGCTGCCAACGGACTGGCAGCCTAATCCCCCACCCCATTACCGGCAGTCAATCTGCTGAGGAATAGTTATGTCTGAGATAAAGCAATATGACACCGAAGTAAGACTTGAGGCCGTGATGGGAACGAACCATTACGGCGTGCATATTCATGCAATGACCACGGAAGATTTACACAGCAAGTCAGGAATTGCAGTAGAGCTTGCATGGCGTGACTTGCGGATAGAGCAGCTGATAGCCCAACTGGAAGCGGCGCAGGGGAACATTAAGGAGCTGGAAAGCAAGGTTAATCACTACGTTGCTGCTGAATATGCACACAAGCACTTCGACCAAACGCCAGACATTATCAAACGTGCTGATAGTGCAGAACTGGAATTAGTGAAAGTAAAAGCCGAGTTATCAGCGGCAAACGAGAAGCTGAGCAAGCCGGTTGTGCTGCCGCCCCGTAGAAGCGCTAGTTATTTCGTTGATGAAGAGTTCAGTAATGAAGACCTAGCCGCAATTTACAATGCGGCTCGCCTTGAGTTCAGCGTGAAAGTTAAAAACGCCGGTTTCACGGTAGAGGGGGAGTGATGGCGAAGATAACCACAGCTCAAAAATATACCCTTCTCAGAATAATGAATGGAGAAACCGCTCAACTCAATTTAGACGCGCCGCGAATAAGGGGTCGATGGCTAGAATTACGGACAAACTGCCAATCGCTACCAAAGCTGTATTCGCTTGACCTTGTTGAGCCTGAACGGGAAATAAGTCGCCGTGAAATCGGTCTCTATCACAATGTAAAGCTCACGGAAAAAGGCCGCAAGCTGGTAGAGGGGAATGCAGATGCTGAGTGAAGAACTGGAATATACGCGCAAGCCTGACGGTGGGCTTTCAGAGCAGATTGAGGTACTCGAAGCATTCGCAGATGGTGATGCCGACAACACCGAGTTACTTATGCTTCTCATTGAGCTGCGTTCACTGCGTGAGCAACTTGCAGAGTTGAAAGCGGTGCCGCCTGTTGGATATGTTGGAAACAGTGACTTGTACGCATTGTCAACGGGCACCCTAGGATGCATTGCACCGTATAACGCGTTTGATGGCATCCCGCTATTCACAGCAGCCAAACCAGCGGGGTTGGATGTGGAGGATATTACTGAATTTATGCGCAAAGCATTCTGGCGCGGATTTGAATCAGCTAGAGGTACAGGAAATTCAAATATCCCTGAGCACTGGAAAGACTCAAAACCTAATCTTCTACTCGCTTTGAAAGCAAAAATATCGGGTGCCTAATGCTAATCGGCTTTGTTCTTCTCGTCAGCTCATGCGGCCTTGATGCCTGTGATGCTCTACCTGTTACCGAAGATATCTACCCTACTCAATCTGAATGCTTAACCACTTCAGCGCTGATTAAAGAGCGCAAGCCCAACGTTGTGCTCATGTGCAGCGAAGTGTATAGATAACCACGCTATAATCCTCCAAACGAATAGGAGGAAGCCATGAGCTACAATCTCGCTGATAAACCGCAAGAAGATAAAGACAAGATGGCTGTGGACTTAGCCGCCAGTGGCGTTGCATTCAAAGAGCGCTACAACATGCCGGTTATCCCTGCTCAGATAGAGGAACAGCAGCCAGCGCATTTACGTGAGTATTTTCGCGACCGAGTGAAGCACTATAGGGAAGTAGGTAGAACGATGGGTAAAATGGAATATACCCCGCCAGAAAGAAAGTAAGCACACCATCTCAATGAGCCTCGCTAAATGCGGGGTTTTTTATTGCCTAAAAACGGAACTCTCAGTAAACGGATTTCACTATCTGGAGTGTCCCTATGTCATCAATCATCGTCAAATTACCCCGCGCTTACTTCACTGCGGGTCGCGTTAGCACGGATGAATTAGCGCAAGTTCTGCATCAGGGATTGTGGAAACGGTACGGCGTCATGCCTGCCGATGTTGTTGTGTCGCTACATGAAGGCACTCATATCATGTCGTCTGGCTGTGAGCTGGATGATGTAAAAACCATTCTAAATCTGTGAGGTCATCATGTGCGATGAAATCGACCAAGCCCAAGAGCTTGAAGCATTGAACCTTGAAGTAGCTCTCAGCAATACCGCTGCCAGGCAGAAAATGAAAGCAATCGGCAAGTGCTACTACTGTGGCGATTCGATAAGCGCTGGATGCTTCTGCGACAGCTTTTGCAGAACTGACTGGGAGAATCGGCGGCGCGCTGATTTGATTCGAGGTAAGACGGCATGAGTGACTATGGCGGCAGCCACACCCCGGATAACCTGAAAGATTTATGGATGACACCCGCCGACATATTCACCGCATTAGATATTGAGTTTGGCTTTTACCTGGATGCGGCAGCCAGCAATAAGAGCGCCCTGTGCGCTCGATACCTCACCGAGCAAGACGATGCACTTAATAGTGCATGGGAAAGTTACGGCGCTATCTGGTGCAATCCACCCTACTCCGATATCTCACCCTGGGTAACCAAGGCCACCGAGCAATGTAAGCAGCAACTCCAAACGGTAGTGATGCTTGTGCCTGCTGATTCATCAGTCGGTTGGTTTAGCCAGGCGCTGCAATCAGTGGATGAGGTGCGATTCATTACTGATGGCCGTATATCGTTTCTTCGCTCTGATACTGGCAAGCCAATCAACGGTAACAACAAAGGTTCGCTGCTATTCATCTGGCGGCCATTCATTAAGCCCCGCTGCATGTTCACGACTGTTAAGCGCGATGAGCTAAAGGCGATCGGACAGGAAATATTAACCGGGAGTAAAGCAGCATGAAGAGAAAAATATCAGACGGTGCCTGGTTCTGGATATATCTCATCGGGTACACAGTAGCAGCAACGCTCTATATCGTTAGTAATGCGGGGTAACTTGTGACTCCAGAAGAGAGACAGAACGCGCTCCAATCCACCGCCAGAATGTGTAACAACGAAATTAAAACCACCCTCGCCGCACTACCGGCCAACACAAACAAAGACTCCATCACCCGCCCTATCATCCTGCGCCATTACGAGAAGATAAAGCCACTTGGCTACAAGCTGGCTTGGCTTATTTTCGCCATCGGCGTTCTGAATGGTCAGTTTAAGTGGAATCGGTGATGGGATTAATAAAGAGATAAGAGGCCAAAATGGATAAATACAGTCTCACATTCGATGAGGCTTGCGAATTCCTTGGTGTGTCGCGCTCAACAGCAAAGAAATGGATTTCATCAGGCCGCCTGGCTGCAACTCGGAAAGACCCAAGCAAGCAACAATCACCCTACCTACTAACTCGAAAGGCCTGTATTGCTGCATTAAGCGATCCGGTACACACTGTGTCCGTGATCGGCGGCGGGGCGACTAAGGAGATACAATGTCAATCTTCCGCAGGGGTTCCGTTTGGTATGCCGACTTCACGGCACCGGACGGAAAACGCATTAAACAGTCTCTTGGCACAGAGGACAAGCGCCAAGCACAGGAGTTGCACGACAGATTAAAAGCTGAGCAATGGCGAATAGAGCGCCTGGGTGATTTCCCTGACGTGACATTTGATGATGCCTGCTTACGTTGGCTTGAAGAAAAAGCGCATAAGAAATCACTGGATGCGGATAAGGGCCGGATCGGATTCTGGCTCATCCACTTTCAGGGAGTATTGCTGAAGAGTATTTCCGAGGCAAAAATTTATGCCGCCGTCAGTAAAATGACAAACAGAAAACATAGGGATAACTGGGAGTCGAAAGCAAGTTCGCTGAGGAGGCGCGGTGAGGTCGTGGAGCCATTTGTTGAAGTGCTGGTTAGCATATCAACGAAAGCAAAGCACCTGGCATTAATGAAAGCGATTATGCGTGCCGCAGAGCGCGACTGGAAATGGATTGAACGGGGCCCAGTAATAAAGGTTCCGCAAGAGCGAGGGAAGAGGGTCAGATGGCTTGAACCTCATGAAGCGGTTCGGTTAATACATGAATGCTCTGAGCCATTAAAATCTATCGTGGTGTTTGCGTTGGCTACCGGGTTGCGAAGATCAAATATTGTCAATTTGCAATGGCAAGACGTAGACCTTCAGCGAAAGGTTGCCTGGATTCATCCAGAGGAAAGTAAGTCAGGTCAGGCAATTGGTGTCGCTCTCAACGACACGGCATGCCGGTTACTTCGAGACCAGATTGGAAACCATAAGAAATGGGTATTTGTTCATCAGAAAGAAAGCACATTGCCAAATGGGAAAAAGTCGGCGGCAGTAAGGAAAATGCGCGTCGATGGCAATACGGCTTGGAGGCTTGCATTGAAGAGGGCTGGAATAGATAACTTTCGCTTTCATGACCTTCGCCATACCTGGGCCAGCTGGTTAGTACAGGCGGGTGTTCCACTGACAGTTTTGCAAGAGATGGGCGGGTGGGAATCAATTGAAATGGTACAGAGGTATGCACACCTCGCGCCACGTCATTTAAGTGCCCACGCCAAGCAAATTGATAGCATTTTTGAGGGTCATGTCCCAAATTCGTCCCACTCGGATAATTTGGAATTACTAAAAGTCGTGTAAGTCGTTGATTTTACATGGTACGCCCTACAGGGCTCGAACCTGTGACCTACGGCTTAGAAGGCCGTTGCTCTATCCAACTGAGCTAAGGGCGCATTTGATATTTACCGCAGCATAGAACGCTGCCGGTAGTCAGTTGCGGGTTGGATTATACGGGCAGTCGCTTTTGAGTCAATGGGTTTTCGCCTTATGGTTTATCAACTGGCTATTTAATCGTTAATTAATCGTTATTATACGCCTGACAGCACGCCCCGCTTCTGACAAAATAGGCGGATTCCCGCTTTTTTAATTGATGGACCCTTCCACTGATGTCAGCGAAAATTATAGATGGTAAAACGATTGCGCAGCAGGTACGAAACGAAGTAGCTGCGTTGGTACAGAAACGTTTAGCTGCGGGTAAACGTGCTCCCGGCCTTGCTGTTGTGTTGGTAGGTGAAAATCCAGCTTCACAAATTTATGTCGCCAGTAAACGTAAGGCATGCGAAGAAGTGGGTTTTGTTTCCCGTTCTTATGACCTGCCGATGACCACCACGGAAGCCGAGCTGTTAGCCTTAATTGATTCACTGAATAATGATAGTGAAATCGATGGGATTCTGGTGCAACTGCCACTGCCCGCGGGGATTGATAATGTCAAAGTCCTGGAACACATTCATCCAGATAAAGACGTCGATGGTTTCCATCCTTACAACGTGGGTCGCTTGTGTCAGCGCGCACCTAAACTGCGCCCTTGCACCCCACGCGGTATAGTGACACTGCTGGAGCGTTACGACATCCCGACTTACGGCCTGAACGCTGTCGTCGTGGGAGCATCCAATATTGTTGGTCGCCCGATGAGCCTTGAGTTATTGCTGGCTGGCTGCACCACTACCGTCACGCATCGTTTCACTAAAAATCTGCGCCAGCATGTCGAAAATGCGGATTTATTGGTGGTCGCCGTCGGTAAACCCGGTTTTATTCCCGGTGAGTGGATTAAACCCGGCGCAATCGTGATTGATGTCGGCATTAACCGCCTTGAAAGTGGTAAAGTAGTCGGCGATGTAGAATTTGATGTCGCTGTTAAGCGTGCGGGTTGGATTACACCGGTTCCCGGTGGCGTCGGGCCGATGACCGTTGCAACACTGATACAAAATACCTTGCAAGCCTGCGAGGAATATCACGACATCAACGAAAATAGAGTGAAAGGACAGTAA